AACCCCTACACTATTTACGATAATACTAATATCATCCCCTCCGTTAGTTCCTCCAAATTGTCCTCCAAGTATTATAATCTCTTCATTTCTTTCATAATCATAACCAACGTTATTTATAGTAACAGAAACTACCGAACCACCAGCAACCACAACTGTAAATGTTGCATCTACTCCATTTGACGTTGATTCAGACGGTATATTAGAATAGGTACCATTAATTAATAAATTTGTTTGTGGTAATGTTGGTGTAAAAGTAATAATTCTACCTAAAGTCTTTGCTAAAGGTATTTGAGTTATTCCAGATGTTTGGTCAACCGAATATACTGTTTGTATACTTCTATTACCTGTTGAGTCATTTGGGTCAGCAAAATTATATATAACACTTGTAAGATTTTTAGGTGTTCCTGTTACTGATTTTAATTGTGTCTCATCTCCTTGACTATTAATATATGTTATGTTATTACCACTTAATATATTTACATCTTTAGTTTTTAATATATCGTCAAAAGAAATTAAACTCCCTGGTGCAAAATTTTCTCCGCAAGCCTCATCAACTATAACCGCAATAACATTATCATAATGATATTTACCACTATTTGCCGGTAAATCAGGTCTAATTTCAACTTTAATTTGATTCCATCCTCCGTATGGATTATATGGTCCATTACCTGTAAGGTTGTTAAAATACTTACCCTTTAGGTTAAACAAATTTAATCTCTCACCTAAAGTTAAATCCTCTGAGTGAGCATAATATCTATTCTGACCACAAGTACCTAAAGTATCCGCAGGAACTCTTTTCCAATATTTTTTCTCACCACTACCCGCCATTATTACTTTACCAACACCACCATTAAATGATTGAGCACAATTACAACTTTCATTAAGTTGTAACTGACAGCTAGCACCACTAACAGGGAAAAGAAATGTATTATCAATACAATATTGTTCATCCACAATATTACCAAACGCATTTGGATTTTGAGTATCAATTAAACAAGAAAGTGAGGAATTCTCCGCAGCCTGTTGTTGGAAAGCCGCCGCAGGATTATCTGAGGTACTAACAGTTTCTGGTTCACAATTACAAATTTCACACTCAGGATAAGTTATTGCAGGTATTGCTATGTTTTTAAATGGGTCTCCAATTTGATTAAAAAAATCTTTAGGGTTCATAGGTCTTTGGCAATCAAGACTAACAAAAGGTACGGCATCAAGAACTATACATATAATGTACACAAACCAAGCAAGTACGGTGTAAACGAAAGTAAATAATAATTTTAAAACCGGCCATATAAACGCAAGAACGTGTATCAATGGAAGTAATGGTATTAAAATTAACGTTATTAGAACTAATAAGAAATTTATCAAACTAAATAATATATCACTATTTCTAACACCGTCGTTAGTTGGAAATTTATATGACCCACTATCACAAGCGGTGTCTGTTATTTGTTTGATACCAATAAATCTACCTCTATTAGTTCCCTTATGATATTGGTCAATAAAATTAGAAACGGTATAAACTTTATTATATTCAAAACTATAAAACCTATCTTCACAATTAACAAAGCTTTGTATCGCTCTCCTTCCGGCGGTTGACCCTGTTTGAAACACATAATCAGACCAATCTAAACTAAAAGCGTATGATTTAATGAATTCATCATACTGTTGACTGCCAGGAGAATCTTTAGGGTCGTTAGCCGAGCTCTGCCAGCCATATTCTCTAATATTGGGTACTAAATAATTTGCCCTAACAACCGGTCTACCCATATCTTCCGATTGTTTCCATTTTACTTTAAATCTATATTTTCCCTTTGTTGGTATACCAACTTTTGGGTCGTTTGATAAAATTCTTTCACCAAATTCATTTATAGTTACATAGTCTAAATTCATTGGTACGTCAACCAACCAAGCCCCATCTGAGTCTATAACGTCATCCCCACCATCAAATCTATATTGTTCAAGTATCGGCCAACCATATGAATCTTCAGAAATTGTTTGTCTTATACATAATATTTGACCAGGGCCTGAAACTAAATTACAGTTGTTACCCATTTCTGTTGCAGGTTTGCATCCGGTTTTAATTGTTTTGGTATCAATAGATGATATAATTGACCCCATAAAAACTGCGGTAGGTTGTATATCAATATTCGCATCATCCCTTAAATCAAAATCAACTCTATTAATCGCAATTTGGCAAATGTTTTGGTCACCCCAAAGAGGGGAAATATCAATAGATTTACTTAACGATAAAATTTGAGGTAATGAATTAAGATTTGTTGAACTTTTAAAACTTGGTCCCGAAACCTGAGCTTCGGTTGCTCTACCCATTCTAATTAAATCTTGAGGAGTTAATGAGAATTCTCCCATATCAGACATATCTAAGTCCATAAAAACAATATGAACACCTAAAGGTGCCCCCATAATCATATAATCCCCACTTTCATTTGTTTTTACAGTATACTTATAATACTTGTCGTATATCTCAATTGCCGTTTGATTAGTTAACGAATCGTATCTAGATGGAAATGTACCGGTTGGTACATGTTTTGTATATGATTTTTCGTACGGTAATAAATTATATCGATATCCGTCCTCATTTTTATCTTCAGGTGATGTATATGGATATATTGCAGTTATTTCAGGATTAGACTTATCCGCATCTTCTATTGGTATAAAAATAGATACTTTGGCATTAGGTATACCAAATCCGTTATTGGCAGTAACCCTACCAACAACAACACCATAATTAGCACAAGATTTGGTATAAACTTCTTCTTGTTGTATTTTTAGAGATAGAATTTCAAGATGATTAAAATCTTGTTGTAATTCGACGTTAATTGTTTTATTAATACCAATTTCCGTCCTTATTCTTTGTGAGATTCCCATTAATTCTTTATTGAATAAATAGTTTAGGGTGTATTTTTACAAATACTCCAAATTAAAAAATAAGTGAAGAATCTAATAAATAAATTGGTTATGAAAATGTAACCGACTGAAAATTCTTAACAGAAACTTTAATGTCTTTTCCCGGATATCTTATTTGATATATTTGATTTGGTTGGGCAAACAAAGTATCGTCAACGGGTGCAATTTGTTTTGTTTCAGAATCTAAATAGGCCATAGATGTTTGTGATGAAGAATATTGTCCACCTACATTATTAAAGATATCCATTCCTGTTACCGTAATAACTCCGTTTTGATTTTGAATCATACTTTTTAGTTCTGATAGATAAACATTTTCACCTAATTGTCTATTTAATGGGTCAAAATAATTTGATACGTTATTAATAATATCTGAGATAATTTGTCCTGAATTTTGTGTGGCGTTTAATACAACAGATATATTAACAGATAAATCAATAACATCTGCAGTCATTACTGAGATATAATCGTTCATCATTCTATAGTTAGATAAATAATTTGCAATATTTTGTTTTAACGTATTTGAAACAACATTAGTTAGTTTACCTGAAGTATCGTAAGATAAGATTTGTATATCTATTTTATTATTATTTTCTGTTATTGCTACTTTGGCAGGTGCTCCGAATTGTGCCGGCATGTTTCGTAATAACGCCTCATAATCTTGTACCGTAACCGCCCTTTTTTGTGCGGCAAAATTAAAAGAAACAAAATTTCTAACTTCCTCTGTTGTGGGTGCATTTGCTCCACCTATAGCGGCAGTAACATTGTTACATCTTAATGAATTTACTACGGAATTATTTGTAACTTCTGATGGTCCATTAACAAAAAATGAAACAGTTCCAATTTGACTGATAACATTAACCCCCAAATTTGTTGCTAATCCTCCACCAATTCTATATTGAATAAATAAAGTTGAGTTTGGAGTTAATGTTGAACCCAAAGCAAAATTATTAAAGTAATTTTGTAAGTTCAATGTTGACCCTACACTTGTAAACTGATTTAAAGCCTCTTGTGCGGAATTTGTACCTCCACCAAAAATAATTTTTTTAAATCCTTCAGGTGTAAATTCGGACACAAATCTATTATTCGTTTGAATGTACTTACCAACTTTAATCCCTGGTTGGTCAGAAACTTTTGTTGGGTCCTCCACAAATATTCTATCTTCTGCCAAAGCATCAACTTCATACCATCTATTTTCAGAACCTAAAAATTCTGCGGTTGTTGGTACGTTTGTATAATTTGTACCACTTTTTAATAAAACACTTGTAATTCCTAATACATTTTTTTCGGGTAAAAATAATTCAAAAAAAGGTCGAACGTCATTTGGTGTAATTGTTCTCTTAAAAACTTTAGTTATACCATTAACAACAATTTCTCTTTTTGTGATTGTATAATTTACCAAAACACCATTACCGTTGAAATTCGGTATTTTTAATCTATTGAGAGCACCTTGGGAATTGTATGGTGACGCAAAATCAATATCATATAAATTCTCAAATACTTGTCCTGCACCACTAACTTGAGAACCTCTTAGTAAAACACCCAAATATCTTTCGTCTTCTTTATCTCCGAAAGCCGGTACTGTTATAGAAAAATCAACAAGAGATACAGAAGGTCTTAGTCCCGGAATTTTTAACCCATAAGTTCTCGCAATATTGTAAATGGACGACCTTTGTTGTGCATATTGTAATACAGTTTCTTGTATACTTCTATCTATATGATAATGTAAATTATCCGCAACCGCAGCATTCAAATCCAAGAAAACCGAAAACACCGAAGCATCATTGAAATCTTGAATTAAATTTGGGTAATATGTTTTAACATAATTAAGAAGTTCTGTTCTTATCCCTTCATAATCTCTTACCGTGTATGATATTTTTCCGTTTGCCATTTACCTTAAATATTGATAATTACAAAATCACTCTGAGCAAAAGTCGCTGCGTCTGTGGAGTAGTTTATTTTAATTTTAGCCGTATAATCGGCAGTACCTTTTCCCGGTACTCTAAATATATATGGAACATCATCAATAACCGCACTTGAGGCGCCGGCAGATGATTCATCTTCAATACTTGCCGGTTCTATTGTTATATTATTGACGATTAAATTTGGCATAAATGTATTTATCGCGTCTCTTATGTCTGATTCAATTGCGTCGAAAGTTAAACCATCAAATGGTTCAAAAATAAATTCATATATTCTAGTACCAAATGTTGGTAAATAATACCTAGAACCTTTTCTAGTCATTAATAGATGAATTAAATCAGCTCGTATCTCGTCCTTTTGATATTGAGTTAATTGTAAATAATCTCCGGTTATAGAATCTCTAAAAGGAAAATTAATACCATATGTAATACCGTCTGCCATATGTTATAAATATATCTACATTATTTTTTTATTGTAGTATTTCTTTTTTGATAAGGAGGGTCAAAAGGACAATGTTTGCACCCGTTGCCACAACAATATCCCCTATTCTTATGATATTCTTCTGTAAAAACAAAAAGACCTTGTTCATTATAGTAATAATAAGAAGGGAGAAGTTTTATCTTCTCCCCATTTTGTTTTTCTTTT